ACTCACTGAGGTAAGTACACTGCCTACTCCTTATTATTTATTTGTTTTTCAGAATGAAATGGACAAGCTGTCAACACCTATTACATTCTACACTGCTGATCTATCAGCTTATCCTGAACGATTCAATCAGTTTGAGTTAGATGAGCCTGTAGATTTGGAGTTAGTCAAAGGACAGTATACATACAGCATCTATGAGTCAAGTACCACACCTCCTACTATTGCTAACTCTACAGGAGTAGTGATTGAAGAGGGCAGGATGGTAGTAAGTGGACCGATAGTATCATCAATTTATGAGTAATTATGGCATTAAAAGATTTTTTTAAAACAGTAAAGCATGAAATAGTAGAGGGATATCAATCATTCTCTACTCCATTCCTAAAAGTAGGAGGTGCTAACTTAACTCTACCTTATGTTAATGGTAGGAATCAGACTAATGGATATATTCCATTTGGATCTGACAATTTATTTCCAGAACTGATTAATCAAATTTTTTATTCTAGTCCACTGCATGGCTCAATAGTGGGGTATAAAGTGAATGCAGCTGTAGGTGGTGGATTTAATATTGTGGCAGATAGACTTACACTTGAAGATAAGCTAGAACTATATACACTAGAGAGAAAATTAAACATAAGAAAGATAGTTCCTGCAGTAACTCAGCAACTTATCCTACATAATAGAGTATATTTCAAGCTATGTTTTGATGATAAAATGAAGCTCACTAAAATTGTCAATCTATCCCCTGAGAAACTTAGAGTAAACTTAGATAGAAAGAGATATTATATTTGTGATGATTGGGCTAGTAGGATTGGAGTCCAGGAGATAAAAAGATACACTCCTACCTCTAGAGATTATGAGCAGTTATTTGTATATGAAGTAGATAGCATAGGTCAAGATTATTATCCACTACCTACCTACACCTCAGCTCTAAACTTTGCATTCCTATCAGGTGAACTTAGCTACTTTGCCAAAAGCAATATCCAAAATTCAGTATTTCCTAGCTTTGCTATGATGTTCCCTAAAAGACCTCAGTCTGAGGAGGAGAAAAACATGATAAGAAATACTATTGATAGATTGAAAGGTGCTGCTAATGCAGGTAAAGCTGTAGCATTTTTTGCTAATAGTCAGGACCAACTGCCAAAGATAGAGTCACTACCAACTAATGGTAATGATAGTCTATTTCAAGAGGCATCACAGCTAAACACTGAGCAGATTTGCTTTAGTCATACCATTGATCCTATACTTATGGGTATTCGTACTACAGGCTCATTAGGTAATGGCTCAGATATTAAGCAGGCTTACATCATATTTGAGAAAAATGTAGTAATGCCATTAAGAGACCAGGTAGCTGACATCTTTAATGAGCTGTTATTCATAGCTAAGATAGATGCAGATTTCACTATCAATAACTATCAGATAATTAACGAGGCAATAGTAGAACTTGAGGGAGATACCTCTAAGACTAATGATGCACTTAATAGTCTATCACCATTGGTAGCTACTAAAGTACTTGAGACTATGACCGAGAATGAAATTAGAGCCTTAGCATCACTACCTCCTGTAGCAGGTGGAGATAAAAGCAAAACACAAATTGCACAAACACCTATACTATAATGCTATACTTTATAACAGAAACCTATCTAAAGAATAACACACCCATCACAGCTAATGTAGATGTAAATAATGTAACTCCCTACCTAGCTACTCAAGCTCAGCTAAGAATCATGCCTATCTTAGGCACTACATTCTATAATGACTTGCTTACTAAGTACAATGATCAGACATTAGATCCTGATGAGGAGATACTAGTTGCATTCATACAGCCTATTATAGCATGGAGAGCAGCTGAAGATGCTGTATTTGGTCTTAGTCTACAGCTAAAGAATAAAGGTCTACAGACTCAATTCGGAGATAACAGTGCATCTGTAGATAGAAGTACTATAGCATTCAGTATGGAACACTATGCACAGAAAGCTGCATTCTTTGAGCAAAGATTGATTAGATACCTACTTAAGAATAGAGCTTTGTATCCTATCTTTACAGGTACAACTAATAGAGATACTGACTTAAGACCTATGATAGATGGATGTGACTGTCTATCTAATGGATTGCTAGAGTGCAATGGTCTATGTGGAGGTGCAGGAAATAATGGTTATAACAATTCAATCTTAATATTATGAATCACTCAGGAGTATTATCAGTATTAACTTTTGGCTTTGGATATCTTTCAGGTTTTTCTTTGCTATTTGCTGATCAGTTACATTTTAATTTATTAGGATGCCTACTAATATCTTACTTTACTTTTTTACTAGTATCTGAAATTGAAGAGAAAAAATGAAAGCACAACTATCACTATTACTAATATCAATACAATCAGAACTATTGACTCTTATCTCTATATGCTTTGCATTCTTTTTACCAATAAGTGGCATCCTGTTAATGATTGGAGTATTAATAGCCATAGATACTATGACAGGTATTTGGAAAGCTAAGAAATTAAAAGAGAAAATAACTAGCAGAAAGCTCTCATCTATAATTAGCAAGCTAGCACTGTATGAAGTTACTGTGATTATGTTCTTTTTGATAGATAAATTCATACTAAATGATATCATACTAACTTTTTTCAGTGTACCATTTATGCTCACAAAGGTAGTGGCATTAGTGTTAGCTAGTATAGAGGTAATGTCTATCAATGAAAATTATAAAGTAGTTAAAGGTATAGACCTATGGCAGTCAATGAAGTTACTATTTGCTAGAGCTAAGGATATTAATGATGACATTAAAAAGATAAAGAAATGATATACTTAAGAGAGCAAATAGATGCAGCTGTAAAGGCTAAAGGATATGCATATTTTGCAGGTGCTAAAGACTATGATGTTAATATTATAGGAGTTCGTAACTCAGCACCAGGTCAAAAGGTTACTAATCTATTTGATGACAAATTGACTATTTCTTATAGAGTAGATGGTAAATGGTTCTATCATGAGTGGGATGCTACTACTGAGCCAGGTAAAAAAGGAGTAATGCAATTCCATAATGCTAAGGGAGTAGCTAGATTAGTTCCAGGACAATATAGAGGAGTCTATGCTGTATCTATGCATAGGGGTAAATATCAGGCAGTATGTCAAAGATTAGGAGATGTGACTGTATGGAGAGATGGTGATAGAGATATGACATTTGCACAGGGTAAAACTGATACAGGAATGTTTGGAATCAATATCCATAAAGCAGGTACAGTATCTAGCTTTGTAGAAAATTGGTCAGAGGGCTGTCAGGTATTTAAAAGAGTAAAAGATTTTAATGAATTCATGGCTATAGTAAATAAAGCTAAAGAGATCCATGGCAATCATTTTACATATACTTTAATTGAATCAAATGATATTTAGACTTAGTGTAATTATCTTACTGCTTAGCTCATGCTCTGCACAATACCATCTTAATAAAGCTATTAAGAAAGGATATAAATGTGAAGAGACAGGTGATACTATCAGAATCACTACACTAGATTCTATCCCTGTTATAATTAATGATACTATAGTTTGGGAAAAAATTATTAATACTAAGGATACTATCATTAAGTATAATACAGTCTATGTACCTAAGACTAGACTAGATAAAAAAATAGAGTATAGAATTAAAGTAAAGACTATCTATAAAGATAGACTAGTATATAAATATAAGTATAGATCTGAGGGGCAAAAGGCAAAGTCTGAGGTAAAAAAAGTTAAGGCTCAAAGACCTAGACCTAATGGCAATCTAAGTCTATTATTTGTAGGAGTAGGCATAGGTCTACTATTATCATATCTCTTTAAATTTGCTAGACAGAGATATATGTTCTAAGTTTACACCATCTATGGTAAGAAAAAGACTGTTTTTTGACATTGAGACATCATTCAATGTTTCTGTCTGCTGGAGGGCAGGCTATAACCTAACTATTAATCCAGGTGACATCATTCATGAGAGAGCAATCATCTGCATCTGCTACAAATGGGAGCATGAGCAGGATGTACAATTCCTAACATGGGATAAAAAGCAATCTGATAAGGCAATGATTAAAGCATTCCTCAAAGTTATGGCTCAAGCTACAGAAATTGTGGCTCATAATGGTGACCGTTTTGATCTCAAATGGCTACGCACAAGAGCTATAATACATGGACTTGATGTTATGCCCTCACTTAAGACTATAGATACTCTTAAATGGGCTAGAAAGTACTTTAATTTTAACTCAAATAAACTAGACTATATAGCTAAGTATTTAGGAGTAGGGCAGAAGATGGATACAGGAGGACTAGACCTGTGGAAAGATATAGTATTTAAAAAAGATCAGAAAGCTATGGATAAGATGGTAGAGTATTGCAAAATGGATGTCACTGTCCTAGAAGCTGTATTCAATAAGCTCAATTCCTACACTACTCCTGCTACTAATTATGCTGTAATGGAGGGAGATGAGAAATTCTGCTGTCCTGAATGTACTAACTATAATGTGAGGCATAATAAGCAGGTAGTAACTGCAGCAGGGACTATCCACTATTGGATGTTATGTAATGATTGCAGAAAACATTTTAAAATAAATAATAAAACTTACATAGAGTATTTAAAATTCAAATATAAACACTAACTTTGCATAGTTCCATAGTGTAGAAAGCAGTTGTAAGCTCCCCAGCACGCAGCTGCTTTTTTTACTTTACATATAATGCTAAGTAAAGTTTACAAATAACGATACTTTTGTAAGATATGTTTTACATAATAGGAATTAATCCGATTATCATGTAATTCCAAAGTAACTTATCATGTAATTCCAAAGTAACACTTTAGATTTGTCCCGTTTTTTAATTAATAAATTGGACTTTTTAAGGGTATAACCTTAATAATAGCAAAGGTTTTAAGGTTTTAACCTGTAGCAATTCTCTCCAAGTTAGTAAGTTTCGCTGATTGCAGTCGCAAATTGCGACCTCAGTTATATATTTTACCTTTACTCTAATACATTATTAAGTAAAAATTACCCTTGTTATATGTTCAAGGGTGCAATTTGCCCTTTATTATATGTTTTACCTTACAACATAGGGACAATTTGTCCCCTAGTCTTATTTAGAATGATTATAAATTACTCTTTTTTATTGCAGATATAAAACTTTATATTATCTTTGGCGTATAGTTATTAACAATTAAAACTTTTACACATGGACAAAGAACAAATTTTAAAGATTATTTTTACTGAGGAGGCATCACTGTATGATCAGGCTGTAGAGCTGAGAGATGCTTTTGGCAATGAAGATCCTGCTACTAAACGAGCTTACTCTCAATGGGTAGTTATTTCTAACCTAATAGATAAAATCAATGAAGAGACTAATTAAATACCTTACTCCTGTAGGAGAAGATGAGAAAGGATTTGTTATGGCTTTTGTCATAGTAATCTCTATAATATTATCAATCGTATTTTTATTTCCACTTTTATCTTTTATATCATGAACTTTATAAACCTATTCAAAAGAGATAATACTTATTTCTCTAATTGGACTACTGACTATGATAGTGATGTATACATAGCAGGCACTATTGAGCCATTTACCTACAATGCTACAGAGACTGATGACGAATATATGTCCCTGTTTATTCTAAGTGATGCAAATCTTAACCTACTTAAATCTAAGCTATGAGACAGTCACCTACATTCGCTGTTATTCTAAGATTTTGGACTAGCAGAAGATCATCAGATGAGATACGAGGTGGATTTAATCTGCCTCTATACCTGAGATATTTAGAAGTCATAAACAATAAAAGCAATGACTGAGTTCACACAGCTAGCTATTGAGGTACAGGATGCAATAGCTAATGGTGATTATACTCACCAAAAATACCTAAGATTCAGAGAGTGGTACTTTCAAAATTATGAGGGTAGTAAGAGGAATGCTGCTAGAGATTTTAGAATGTTTGATTTAATGTATGGCTTAGATGTGCCAATAAAAAATAATGACAATGAAGATATATAAAGTAGTGTATAAGACCTTTGACTATTGGGGAGGTCCTGTAAAGTTAGTCACTAGGATAGTGGAGGCTTATGATGCTGATCATGTTAAGCAGCTCATACAAAAGAATGATGATTTAATCTTACTAATTGAAGAGGTATGAATGATATTATCAGAGAAAGGTATCCATTTGAGCCTACTAAAAAGATAGCAGATGACTTAGGACTTAGTGAGTCATCAGTTTATAATAGAGCTTTTGCTATGGGTGTTAAGAAAGATCCTGTTTACTTAAGGTCTACACAATTCCCTCCAGGTTATCTAGGTGGTAAAGCTACTCAATTTCAAAAAGGTCAGATACCTCCTAACAAAGGACAGAAAATGTCCACAGAAGTATATCAGAAAGTGGCTAAGACTATGTTTAAAAAAGGGACTGTACCTCCTAACACTCAGCCTATAGGTACTATTCATCAGAGAAGAGATACAGGAGGTAAGATGTATCAGTATATTAAGATAGCAGATTGTAAATGGCAGCTGCTGAATAGGTATACTTGGGAACAGCACAATGGACCAATCCCTAAGGGGATGGTAGTAGTGTATAAAGATGGTAATTATATGAATAATGATATTAACAATCTGCTAATGATAACTAAGAAAGAAAATATGGCTAGAAATACCATACAAAGATTGCCTAAAGAGCTTCAGCAGGTAATGAGATTAAAATGTAAACTAATAAAAAAAATAAATAACAATGGCACACAACAAACTAAGTGATCTAAGAGATCATCTATTCATGGCTCTCGAGAGATTGAGCGATGAATCATTAACAACAGACCAGGTGAATGTAGAGGTGGATAAAGCTAAGGCTATCTCTCAGCTTGCAGGAACTCTAATCCAATCTGCTAAAGTGGAGATTGATTTCATTAATGCTACAGGTGTAATGGAGTCTCAGTCTGATCTATTTAAGTCAGTAACTCAAACTAAGTTATTATGACAGCAGTACAGCAGGTGTTTAGTGAGCTACTAGCATTACATCCTCAGCTCTTTAATATTAACTCAGTAGAGGGTAGAGAGTTTGTCCATCACTTTCATAATTTTTTGGCAGTGGAAAAAGAGCAGATAATAGAAAGTTATTGTCAAGGTTGTTTTGACATTAGCAAAGATGAAAATATTTTTCCAAGAGAAACATCAGAACAATACTATAATCAAACTTATAAATCAGAACAATGAAAGAAATAAATTTTTTAATAGGACAGATTGCAAAGTATCAGCTAGATACTGACTGCAGAAATAGAGCATATGTCTATAAGAGGTACTATGTAATGTACAGGCTGAATAAATGTAAGGTATCACTAACTCAAATAGGTAAGATGCTGAATAGACATCATGCTACTGTTATTCATGGTATCAGAATGCACAGGAGATGGACCAGGATGCAGGATAAAGTATATCTCCATGAGATAGAGCCATTAGTGCAAGCTGCTATTAATAATGATTATGAAGATAAATACAAAGTTTCGGCAATAGAAAACTTTAACTACATCAATGTGAGGATTCAGATGCCATGGGAGTATGATAAGATTAATCAATTTAAAGAATATATGACAGCTAAAGAACTAGCAGAAATAATTTAAAGCTCTTAGGGGCTTTTTTTGTGCTATATAATTCCCTTACTGATATTGACTTGTAGAGAATTAGAACAAAAGTACAATTCACATCCCTATACTCTATATATTATATATTTTTATTTACAATATATTTTTAATAAAAAAAAAATTATTTTCATATTAGGGGGTGAAAAGTTTTTGGGAAAAAAAAGTGTTTTTTCGTTCTAATCTTCTACAGCCCAATAACAATAGGAGTTTAGACAGCACAAATAATAGCACAAAACAGCACAAAAAAATTATTTTTGCACTTTAGTATCAATTATAAATTAATTTATTACATTTGTCACATAATATAATCGCCATGACAAAAACATTAGAGAGTATAAATCCCTGCAAATCTCCTGGCGGTTATGTTAGCAGGGACTCTCACCTTTATTTATACTTATGAAAGTAACTTTTTACAAATCAATTAAGGATGTATCACCTTATCAGAATAAGGATGTAGGATTCTACCTAGATCGCATTAAGAATGGCAAGTCTGAGCAGTTATGTAAGGACCTTAGATTCTCTACTGATAAAGAGGAAAGGAAATCTATTAAGATGCAACTGCCTGTAGTTACTTTTGGAGGTGATTTCAGTAAAAGAAATAATGCATCTTTAAGAAAGGCATCAGGATTACTGACTTTAGACTTTGATGAGGTGCATGATCTACCTGCTCTGATTGTAGAACTGAAAGCTCACAAATCTATCTTCTCCTGTTGGACATCACCATCAGGTAATGGAGTAAAAGCTCTAGTCAAAATACCAATAGTACAGGATGATAAAGAATACAAAGAATACTTTAAGCAGATATCTGCAGTATTCAATGGAGTAGATGAATCAGGTAAGGATATTGCTAGAGCTTGCTTTGAATCTTATGATCCTGATATCTATGTTAATTTAGATGCTGAAAATTATATCATTGACTATGATGTTATCCCATTTGAGACTAGTGAGGTTGGTAGTATTACTAACATTAAGGTCCTAGATACTGATGAGATAGCTAATAAGCTGATGACATGGTTTAAAAAGAAATACAATTCACAAAATAGAAACTCCTCACTTTACAAATTAGCAGCAGCTTTTAATGATTTTGGAGTGGATAAAAATACCTGTCAAGATTATCTAAAAGGATTTGAGCAGAAAGATTTTGGATCTGTAGAGATACTAGCTCTGATAAATTCTGCCTATAAAAAGACTGCTAACTTTAATACTAAGCAATTTGAGGATAAAGATAAAAAAGATAAGCTCATTAATTTTGTTCTAAGTGGCAAGTCTGATGCTGTCATCTTAGAGGAGTTTAAAGAGTACAATAAAGAGAATATAGAGTCAGAGATTCAGACTATTAAGGAGGTAATTAAAGTAGATGAGTTTTGGAAATATGATTTTAAAGGTGATGTATTAATTATACCATACCGATTCAAGCTATTTCTAGAGAATCTACAATACTATAAATACTATCCTGTAGCTAACACTAAGACCTTTGTATTTATTACTAAGAATGAGAACTTTATTAATCATGTATCTGAGTTTCAAATAAAGGATAGAGTAATGGAGTACCTGGTCCAATCAAATCGAATACCTGTATTTGATGCTGTAGCTGAGAAGTCTAAACTATTTACTCCTCAATACCTCAGCATGATAGATACTGCTAATGTAGAGATGGAGAGGGATGGTATAGACTATGGTATGATTTACTATAAGAATGCAGCTGTAAAAGTATTTGCTAAGCACCATGAGATATATGAATACTCAGAGTTAAAGGGATATGTTTGGAATAATCAGATAATAGATAGAGATTTAATAGATGCTGATCACCATGAGTCAATGTTTAGGTCTTTCATTTGGTTTATATCAGGGCAGGAGGTAGAGAGATATGATACTATGAAGAGCGTAATAGGCTATATGCTACATTCTTATAAGACATCTGCTAATAACAAAGCAATCATTCTTAATGATGAAACTATCTCAGACAATCCTAATGGAGGGAGTGGTAAAGGGATTCTGATTAATGCTATTGGATACATGAAAAAAGTTAGCACCATTGATGGTAAGACCTTTGACTCAAATAAATCATTTCCTTATCAGACTGTCTCTTCTGACTGCCAGGTCCTAGCATTTGATGATGTAAGAAAGAACTTTAATTTTGAGAGCTTATTTAGTATAATCACTGAAGGACTTACTATTGAATACAAAGGTAGAGATGCAATTAAACTACCTGTAAAAGACTCACCTAAAGTACTTATCTCTACTAACTACACTATCAAAGCAGATGGTGGCTCATTCAAGCGTAGGATGTTTGAGGTGGAGCTGAGTAGTTATTTTGGCACACATCATACTCCATTTGATGAATTTGGATATATGCTCTTTGAAGATTGGGATGAACAGGAATGGGCAAGGTTTGACCATTACATGATTAACTGCTTAAACTATTATCTAAAGAATGGCTTAGTAGAATCTGAGGCTAAGAATCTAGAGCTAAGAAAGTTTATCAATGAGACAAGCCAGGACTTTATTGAATGGGTAGATAATAAGAATATAGGATTTGATCAGAGATTGAATAAGGTATCCATGTTTGAGAACTTTATAGCTGAGTACACTGACCAAAAGAAGTACCTGACTAACAGAACATTCAACAAATGGTGTAAGAAATATGCAGAGTACAATGGTAAGGAGTATGTAGATGGATCTAGCAATGGAGCTAGATGGTTTGAGATTAAGACTCAGAGAGAGCCTGATATTTGGGATACAGTAAATTATAATTGATATGATAGGATATAAAATACAATACACTATTAATAATTTTTCTGAATTAATAAGTGTTAATGATTATGTTAATTTAGCACCTAAAAGCAAAATTAAAGGAGTATATTTTCTTTATTCAAAAGACAAAGAATTATTATATATTGGTAAATCAGCAAATTGTATTAGGCAAAGATTATGTAATCATTTAATTACAAGAGTACCTCATCCATACAATGATGGAGAAAACTTATTAACTTTAATAAAACGCAAAGATTATTTTTACTTTGCCTATACAATAGTAGAAATTCAATTTGTAGATATGATTGAAAGATATTTAATCCAAAAGTATAAGCCTAAATTTAATAAAGAATTTATTTATAAAAATTAACATGAACAAAGAAAACAAAGCAATCCTCAAAGCCCTAGAACTAGCTAGCCTATCAGCTAAATATCCTAACAATGCTTATATCCCTCTATCTAATTGGAAAGATGACTCAGCTAATGCTCTGACTCAATGTATCACTGCATTTATAAATTTCTCAGGCTTTCAAGCTGAGAGAATTAATACAATGGGTGTGTATAGAGAGGGTAAAAAGATACAGGTAGGAGAGAATACTAGACAACTCAAAGGCACCTGGACTCCATCTACCTCCACTAAAGGCTCAGCTGATATATCTGCCACCATTAGAGGTAGATCTGTTAAGATTGAGGTGAAGTATGGTAAGGATAAGCAGTCAGAAGTGCAGAAGAGGTATCAGGAAAGTATAGAAGCTGCAGGGGGTACATACTTTATTGCAAGAAATTTTGATGAATTTATGGAGTTTTACTTAAAATTTATATCATGCTTACAATAACAAACGAAGATAACATGGAGCTAATGGCTCGCTATCCTGATAAGTATTTTGACTTGGCTATTGTAGATCCTCCTTATGGAATTAATGAAAGTGGAGATAGAAATAAAGCAGATAGACCAACTGCAAAATGGAAAAATCCAAATAGTAAAATTTATAAAACATTTGATGATACATCAATACCGAATAAAAAATACTTTGATGAATTATTTAGGGTTAGTAAAAATCAAATTATTTGGGGTGGTAACTATATGACTGAATTTTTAAGACCATCTAAAGGGTGGATTGTATGGAATAAAAAAGTAGATATAAAAGAATATTTATCTATGGCAGAATTAGCTTGGACTAGTTTTGATAAAAAATGCAATATGTTTGATTATTTATGGGCAGGATTTAAGAAGAAGCACCAAGTTGAAAGAATACACCCAACACAAAAGCCCGTTGATTTATACAGGTGGATTTTGATAAACTATGCAAAACAAGGATATAAAATACTAGACACTCATCTAGGTAGTGGCTCAATAGCAATAGCCTGTCATGACTATGACTTTGACCTAACAGCTTGTGAACTTGACAAGGAGTATTTTGATAAGGCAATGCAAAGAATTAATAATCATACTGCTCAACAAAAATTATTTTAATAAAAGTATTGCAGATATGAATTAATTGATTATCTTTACTGAAATTTAAAACTATATTATGGAAACAAAAACAAAAGCTGTAGTACCAGCACCTGTACTAACTCTGCATCAGAAGCTACACAAAGCTAAGCAGTCAATCGGCAAAGTAGCTAAGAATGCTACCAATCCACACTTTAAAAAGTCCTACAGTGACATTAATGCAATCACTGAGGCAGTAGAGCCTATTCTATTAGAGAATGGTCTACTATTATTACAGCCTATTCAAGGCAATTCAGTATGTACTCAGATAATCTGCATAGATTCTAATGAGTCTATTGATTCATGTATGGAATTACCTACAGGATTGAATCCTCAGCAAGTAGGATCTGCAGTCACTTACTATCGTAGATATACTCTGAGCAGTATCTTATGCTTGCAGTCAGTAGATGATGATGCTAATCTAGCTAGTGTACCTGTTAAGGCAGCTAAGCCTGGACTATCTAAGGAGAGATTTGAGGAGGCATTAGTATCTATTCAGGATGGTAAGTTTACTATCCCTAAGCTAAGAGAGACCTTTGAGCTTACAGATTTGCAGAATAAAGCACTTATGTTACTATGAAATGGCATCCATCATCACTCGGAAAACTAATGACAGCATCTCGGACTAAGTCTGAGGTGCTATCTGAAACTACTAAGACCTACATCAGAGGTCTAGCTAAGCAGGATTTCTATGGCTACAATGTAGAGCTGAATAATAAGTATATTAATAAGGGTATAATGCAGGAGAATGATTCTATAGCTCTACTCAATACTGTATCATTCACTAGCATGGTCAAAAACACTGAGAGACTGAATAACGAATGGCTTACAGGAGAGGCTGATATAGTACTAGATGATCAAATAGTAGACATAAAGACCTCATGGTCCTTAGAGACTTTTCCTGCTACCTCAGAAGAGGCTATAAATAAAGATTATGAGTGGCAGTTACGAGCTTACATGATGCTATATGATAAGAACTATGCTAGTCTAGTCTATTGCATGGTGAGTACTCATCCATCTCTACTCAATGAATGGGAGAACTTATCACTGCATCAGGTAGATCATATAGCTCCTGAGAAGAGAATCACTACTCTGCTCTTTACTAGAGACCTGGAGCTTGAGGAGGAGATTAAGGTAAGACTGCATCACTGCACTGAGTACTATGTTAAGTATATTAATCAATTAAATAATAAATAAGATGAGAGATAAATTCTATGAGGCTGCCATGATAGCAGCTATGCAAGCACTAATCCAAAACAATCCTGGCATCAGCTGTAAATTTGCAGCTAAGAAAGCTCAGGAGTATGCAGAACAGTTAGCACTACTGCAGTATGGTGAATACAATCCTAATCCATTCCCTACTAAAGTATTATGACAGAAAAAACAATGGCAATCATACTGACTTTAGTAGTCTATGGATTTGCACTTATCGGAGTATATAAATTAATAACTATAATAATATGAATGATTACAAAGTAAAAGGACTTATCAAAGTGATAGGTGATACCGTACAGGTGACTGAGAAGTTCTCTAAGAGAGAGATAGTAATAACAGTAGAGGATGGTAAATTCCCTCAACACATCAGCC